ATTGTCTTTATTATCATTATTTGGTTCTTCTATATCTAGTTCTGCTTCCTCAGTCATATACGAGTACATGTTTTTAGTCAAATAAGATGCCATAGATGCTCCAACAAAATACGGAATATAAAAAGCCATATATAATTTTAAAATATTTTTTGTTTAATATTTATTTTTATAAAAATAATAAATTTCATAAATAGTTTTTTTATTGTCTCTATATTTATTAAAAAAAAAAGTGAATCTATTTATTTTTCTATAATAGTAATCCAAATATTAAATAGATAAAATAAAAAATATTAAAAGTGTATCTAAATTATTTAGATATGACACAACCAAATAATATTACTATACCAGAATATATAGGGGATTATATAGAAGTTCTTGTTGACCATCAAAAAGAAATTCGTAATATAATTATTAGAAATTTAATTGATGTTTATAATGATACTGAATTAAATAGAGCTATTAATAAATATGTTTGTCTGTGTTTTATAAACGAAATAGAATACTTTTGCTTAGATATACCAGATATGAACGAATTAATATTTATGAATACAGATAAATATTTTCTAAAGGATGTATTGCAAGATCTAGATACTATACTTTTTAAAAATGAACCGTACTATTCAATTCTATATGATAAAGAAAAACATTAGAAATTTTATTGATTCATAAAAATTCAATTAAAAAAAAATAAACCAACTTAGTTAAGTAACATCTTAAGTAGTAGGTGAAGAGAGAGAACCTCGTAGAGACCAGCCTTACGAAGCATAGGGAATAGTTTTGGAACACTATTGTTCCATAGGGTCTGACCAAGAAGGGCAGTAACAAGAAGAGAAACAGCTAGAACCACAAGACCAATAAGAACATCCATCCATTTCTTATCTTTAACATCCTTCTCAACATTCGTGATTGCTTCAATACTATTATTAACGATATTATTCATGACTATATATATATATTAGAAAAAAATTATTTATATGTATAACTCCAATTAAACAGACTTGATACCGGAGACGTATCTGTCTTTGTTTCAGGCAAATTTTTATTAGAAATATTTTCAATACTATCATCTGAACCAGAATCACTAGAATCTGTTTCACTATCACTAGAATCAGTTTCACTAGAATCTGTTTCACTATCACTCGATTCACTATCACTAGTATCATATTCATTAGCCAAAAGATCTAGAGTGTCCTTAATATGATTATAATCTGCAGTAATTCTAATAATTTCTGTATTAAGTCCATTATATAGTAGAACAAAAAACATATTATTCACTGTAAACATAAAAAATAGATACATATACAAAACCATACTCAACGATTCATATTGGGAAGACTCCATTTTTATATATCTATATTGAATAAACTTTAAATATATAATTTATTAGTAATATATTTTAATAACTAAATAGATTTAGATACCCTTCCTTAGATTTTGTTAGAACCTGTCTAATACTATCAAAATAGGGTTCATCCAATGCCTTCCTCATAGTTTGTTCTGGTGTAATAGATTTTCCACTGACTGTCACTACTTCTCCATCGATAACAACCTCTTGGGTAGTTTCTTCCAACTGTTCTCCGTATAGAACATATTTGATATTACTAACACCCGCACCACTTAGAAGTTGGACGTTTGGAAATGTACTATTAACCTGAACACTATTCTTATTATCTGCAAGATTCCAGTAAACAATTTGTGGAGCACCTCTGTATCCAGCATCAAGCCATAGTTTTACAACATATTGATGGGTTGTCATTTTATAATTACTATTTGTGGAGGTTCTAATTTGATTATCAAAATGTCCATCTGAAAAGATTACCAGAACTGGAATATCCTCATACTTAATATTTTTACGCTTACAAAGATTAATCAGACAGGTATGAACTCCAACATAGTTTGTAGAATATCCAACACGACTCTTTAGAGCTTTAATCCTATCGTACATATCCATTCTCTTATTGTTTTTCCTTAGTTCTATAATTTCTGGAACATCGGTAAAAGACATAGCCAGATCTTTATAATTATCATTCGCAATTTCAGAAATAAATGCGGTCAAAGCAACAGCAATATCCATAGGACGATTAGGAGCTTTACCATACATTTCCATAGAACCAGAAACATCTGCACAACATAGAATATTTCCCTGTGAAATAGATTTACAACCTGATGTATCTACAGAATTATAAATCCTTTCTTTTGTATATTCAATAAGTGAATCCCACTGTTTATTAGTAACTAGTTTCTCATGAGTTGAAACATGTTCATTTAGACCATTCCCAATAATCTGGTGTGGAAACAACTGTGAACAGTTTACCCCTTTTGTAGTTGTAATATATTCAATAAAATTATGCCTACATCCTACACGGTCTGTATCAGATGGAAACCTATCTCCAGTATAACTATGTTTTTCTGCTGATGTTGGATCGGCCTTGAGTTTCTCATTAAGTAGAGCCTTCGTTTTTTGCTTCAAACAAACCGATGGGATATTTTTAAACTTGATTTCAGACCACTTATTAGAACAGAATTTGTTTTCTGGTACATTAAGAATTACATTTAGTTTTACATTATCCTTCCTCCAAGACTTTTTAGCTCCAAACGGAATAGTTTTGTGGATTGAGAATGGTTTAAATACACCATTAACATTTGTCTTAAGAGTAGCACGAATCATATAATCTACCAAACTACACCTATTATAGGAATCACTATCCTTCATATACCAGTAACATTTCTTATCAAATGAAGAGTTTTCCCTAACACAATACTTCCCAACAAAGGAAATACTTAGATTAATATCTGGATTACTATTCAATAGTGTATTAAATTGAACTTCATTCATGCTATGGATTCCATTACCAAATGTTTTATAAACCGAATCCAGGTCTTCACCACGCTGTTTAATAATAGCATTTCGGAATGCAGAAATAAGTGGATTATATTTTGTGTATTTTTCTTCGATAGTCATATCAAGATTATTAATCTTTTCCCACATAAGATAAATATCTTTCCAGTAACCAAACATAAACATATCCCTCTGATTAACAAGAGAAACAATTGTTTGTGGGTAAAAGTTATAAAGTTCTAGAATATATTCGTAGTAAACATTTTTAAGTCCTTCGCCATCAGAAATCTGTTCTCCATCAATAAACTTACTTGTAGAACGCTTATGGAATGCAAGAATAAAGATATCATGAATAGCCATGCCCCTTTCGTGATCAGATGTAAGATAACTAATATCATTAACCATCTGTTTAACATTATCATGAACCGTCTTAGGTTCTGTATCCTTTAGAATATTTACAAAACTATCTAGAGTAGCACTCCCAGATGTTTTCAATTCTAACGCCCCGTTCTGGCCAGTTGTATATTGAGATTCAGCGCGGAATTCACGGGCAAAGGCAGACATGATTGGTGTATTATATTTACAAGTTTATATTTAAATCAATTTTTATATAAATTAAATCTAAGGTATAATAACTAGGTATATCTAAGAACTACTGATAATTTTAAATCTTCATCTCCATTATTATGTGCTCTAAATCTAATTTTATCAAATCCAAAATTAATAATAGGTTCTGTTACAAATCCTCCATGATCATTTGTAACAAGTATATGCTGTGTTGGATGTGGCCAGAATTCATTACCAACTCCTGAAGTTAATCCAGCAGAACCCTGTTTAATTTCGAATTCTATTTTTACAACATTTAATCCATAATATACAGGCAATGAACTAGCTAATGTTCTTGTATTACCAAAAAGTTGTATTGTAGACATATGGGAAACATCCTTCTCATAATAACTATCAACTGTATTTGCTGTAATTGTATAATTATTATATAAAGTTAGTGCTGTACTATTTTCCCATAACTTTATTTTTTTAGGTATACGTTCTAATAACAAAGATGAAGTCATTTTTAGTTATACTATTATAAAATAAAAAAACTAGGTGTATCTAAGAATTAATGATATTTTTAGATCTTCTGTTTCATTATTATGTGCTCTAAATCTAATCTTATCAAATCCAAAATTAATAATAGGTTCTGTTACAAATCCACCACGTTCATCTGTAACAAGTATATGCTGTGTTGGATGTGGCCAGAATTCATTACCCTCACCAGAACTTAATCCTGCTGCACCCTGTTTAATTTCGAATTCTATTTTTACATTTGGTCCAAAATATAAAGGCAACTGAAAGCTACTATCTACTGATCTTGTATGTCCAAATATTTGTATAGTAGACATATGGAAAACATTCTTAGATATCCAACTATCTTCTGTATTTGCGGTAATAGTTCTATTATTATATATAGTTAATGAATTACTATTTTGCCATAATTTGGTTTTTTTAGGTATACGTTCTAATAACAATGAAGAAGACATTGGAGTTATAATATTATAAAATAAAATAAGTAGATAATTAAATATATCTAAAAAATAAATCAATTCTACAATCTAAAGAACTTGTATTATAAAGTCTAAATCTTAAATTGTTAAACCCATAATTAAATATTGGTGGTATTACAAATCCACCATATTCATCTGTTAAAATTACATGACTAGTTGGATGTGGCCACCATGTACTACCATTTTGGTTTACTTCTAATTGTAATACTATATCATTGCTAATAAATACTGGATCATTTGAATCTGTGCTAGATGTCATTGTTTTACCAAAAAACACAATCATAGACATATTTTTTGATTCTAATACATTACTATCCATATCTTGTAAATAATGTATTGTAGTTGTAACCGGATAAACTGGAACAGGCGCAGGTGTAAACACTTCTCGTGCGACTAATATCTCCCAACCTGGTTCGGTAGTATCTATATCAGAATGGAAATAAAATCGTGCGTATCTAGTATTTATTTGATACCAAGTCACGCCATCTACCCATGAAGTGCTATGTCCAAACTTATTATTTTGTGTAATGCTTGTATCACCAAATATAAATCCACCGGTTCCATCTCCATGTCCAGCATCAGAATCAAACGTAGGCGACCAAGATGCATAACCGGTACTGGTTCCGGATGCGTACAAAGGTAATTTAGTAGATGATTTATAAAGTAATGGAGATAAAACAGGAGCAATACTAGTACTTAAATTATAATTTTCTAATACTAAATCATTTACATTATTACCAGCCGTTATACCTAATCTATCATATGCTATACCGGTCCCGTTTAGTGGAGTTGTAATATTATGTTCAAATTTAAAGGAAATAGGATTAATCAATATAGAATTTCCTTCACCTGCATCAAATGTTATATATCTATTAAGATTAGAAGAATAATCACCATCACCACCATCATCTTTAAATCTTATATAATTATTGCCTAAAACTATAGGCGAGGCATTATTTGCAACATCATAAGTGCTATCTAATTCAATAGTAGAACCTTCTGTATCTGTAGAAGAACGTGATGTAGAAGATATATAGGTTGAGGTTGATACATAACCGTTTAACACCTTCCCTTGTTTAGAAGTTTCCCATAAGTTATTAACTATAGGCAATCTTTCTAATAATTGACTGGATTTATTAGAAGTCATATAAATATAAATTATAAAATAATAAAAAATTACACAAATCTTTGTTATTGTTATGTTATAACTTTAACTATATCTAAAAAATAAATCTATTCTACATTCTATAGCACTTGTATTATAAATTTTTATCCGCATGTTATTAAATCCAAAATTATGTATATATGGTATTAGAAATCCACCATAATCATCAGTTGAAATAACATGACTAGTTGGAAGTGGCCACCAAGAAGTTCCATCTTGATTTATTTCAAATCTAATAATAATATCATTACTAATGAATAATGCGTCTCTATCAATAGTATTCATTGTTTTACCAAAAAACCATAGATTTGATATTTTTTCAGTATTAAGTGTAGCCCCAGTTGAGTCTTTTAACTCATGTATACGTGTTATAGTTGGGACAACTTCTCTAGCTACTAATATATTCCAACCTATATCGTTAACACTACTATCAGACTGGAAATAAAATCTTATATATCTAGAATTTATCTTATGCCAAGTATTACAAATAGCAGCACTATTATTATTTCTTGTATCTATTCCACTACTACTAGGAAATATCCATCCTCCTAATCCATCACCATAACCTCCTCTAGATTTATTATAATCAATACTCCAGGTTGGATTAAGTATTACAGACTGATATAAATATGGTGACAAAGTTGGTGATAGTATATTATTTAAATTTCCAGTTGAAGTTGATAAATCACTTAATGTATTACTAGCTGTTATACCCAACCTATCAAACATAGATGTGATTCCATCAAATTTTGAAGTTGAAACTACATGTTCGAAACCAAATTCAATTGGAT